CAGCCAGGTGGCTGTCACACCTCACCAGTTGACGTATGTCATGTCGGGATAGATTCCCATCTCTTCACAACGGCATTCGTATGCAATGCGCTTCAGCAATTCAATGTCCATTTCTTCAATCTTTTGGAGAATGGTACGACGGATTTGTGCAGTTTGAGTGTCGTCTTTCATTAGAATACGTTAGTCCAGTGGGAGTGTTGGGCTTTGGTAATTCTACCCTCTGCAAGTAGATTGTCACACACATTGCAGAAGACTTCAAACTTTTGAAGCCTGGTGAGAGTGATACCCTTAGAGGTCTCACCGATCACTTTGAGAACGTTAGTCTTGAGCATCAAACCAGTTGGAGAGTAGAAGCAGGTTGAACAGAGAAGCTGTTACCGTCAGCACCGATAGAGTAGTGAGGAGGCAACATAGAGTTGTTGTCAATCACCTCCCAAGTGTTGTCAGTCTCCTTGATAACAGCAAAACCAAAGACACCAGCAGTAGGCATCATGTAGAGACCGTGCTTCTCAGCACAACGGGCAGTGGCAAACCCACGGGCGGTGATGTTCCACCACTTACCAGGGTTTTGAGTGTCATTACCGAAGTAGACGCAAATGAAGTCAGTCACGGGTGTTCCTCTCAACATGGCTAATATACCCCATCTGGCGGGGTCTGGCGCGTCTTGTGGCCAGTTCTAGGACTGGGCTCCCATGTGTTCCCCCATCAACTTTCCGTATATTTTGGCATAGAACATTTGTGTGGTTTTGTCATCAGTTCCCTTAATTTCCCTCTTCACAAGTTCCATCAAGGCATCAAGTTCTTCTACCTTCCAGTCGGCATCTACATTGTGTTCAGTTACTTTCATCCCCATGCTTGCATAAACTCATCAAGATGGTAAATGTCGTCCGTTGATGTTTCTTCAATCAACTCATCATAGCTCATCTCCTTTAGTCCTTCAAGGTATTCTTCAGGAGTTGCATCCTCATCTGGATCGAAATCATCATGACACAGAAAAACATACTCATTGTAGAGTGCGTCGATTAGTTGTTCCTTAGAAACGCTCATTGTCCTTGTTAAGGTGATTGAACCAGGGAGAAAAGAGAGCCAGCAATGCCCACACAATACTGGCAGTTATGATGAGAGCGTATATCATTCGGGCAGAAGGCCAATCAAGGTCTCTTCATCATACAGATCTTTGATCTCTTCAGTCACCTCATCCCAAGTGTAATCTTTGTATGCATCATACATCAGGTCACGACACATGCAGATGAGATCATCCATATCCATCCCATCAATAATGTATTCCACATAGTTTTCTTTGAGAGCTTGAAGATCGGAGGGATTGATGGTCATGGTCATTGCGGGAAATGCGGGAAGTTTGATGTAGGAAATGCGGGATCAGCAGGCACAAACAAGACCAGAGTTAAAGAGTTGAGGAATCTCATGGAAACCAGTCACCTCATAACCGTAGCCATTCACACGGGAATCAACCTCACGCTCCATGTCACGCTTGTTGATCATCGACTTAGACTGAGTGCCACCCATGAAGGTAACAATCTTGATCATTTGACGGGAATTGATCGTACCGTCGGCGAACTTGACGGGATAGAAGTCAACAACCATGTTGGCGTCTTTGGAAGTCAGTTGCATTGGGTGTTCCTCTCAACATGGCTAATATAACGCATCCAGAGGGCCCTGGCACGTTTTGTGGCCAGCCCGACGACTGGCCCCTCTCGTCCTAAGATTTATGAACTTCTTTGCACTATCCACAGAGTTACATACTTTTAATTGAACACATTTGCCACCATCAGGGCCGATCACCATGTATCTTTTACTATTGGCAATCGGCACTATTCCATGATCTTTATAAAAACATCCTGGGTGAGTATTATCCAGGATTCCAGGCATAGGGTCTTTACTTTTACTCATTTGACAAGAAATTGTTTTTCAAACTCTAACAGATCGGAAGGAACATAGTCATCTAGAATACTATTCTCAAGTTCTATAGAATCACTCCATAACCTACCTTGACGTTCAAAGAGTTTGATACCAAGATGTTCATACTTCAAGTTGGTAGGAACAAACACTTGGAAATTGCCTTTGGTATTCTTTGTAAGTTTAGATAAATTCGTATTTTCCTGAGATGTGACCAGTATGGTCCTTCGGCAATGGAAAAACAGGTTTTCAAAGATTAAGTAATCTTCTAGGTAAAGTTCAGGGTTTTCACATATCATCCGACAGACAAACTGCGGAGAGAGATAGTGATCCTCACAGGGCTTCTTGGCTTTCAGTGCGTTCTCACTGATTAGCCCAGTCTTGACTGTACCAGAACTGAAGATTAGGTCATAGAAGATACGACCAGCCGCACGTTTTGCGTTGGAGTCATCAGGATAAAGATCAATGTTGGAACGTAAAGAATTGAACGCGAATTTGGAGTAAGTTTTCCAGCGATCAGACATGATTAACGACGAACAACGGAGATTGCAGGTTGACCTTCTTGAAAGATGGTATCGACAACGGCTTGAAGTCGTTGTGCAGTGCTGATACCGACCTTACTATACACTGGGACACAAACAACACCGAAGGGTTTGTGATAATCCCACACATTGCCAGGAGTGACACTACCAGATGCAATGGCTTGACGGTCACGGGGATCCAAACGGATCACACGGCCGATAGTCTGAGCCATCTCAATGTAGTCCATGTTACGCATCAGGACACAGGCAGTCAGTCCAGAGACGTTGATACCTTCAGCCAGGATAGAGTGGTGAAGAACAATGAACTTCTGGTTGATGTCACGACCCCACTCATTCAGGGTCTCAAAGAACTTCTCACGGTTGACTTTCTGACCGTTAATGTTAGCACCGTGTTTGGAAGTGATCCACATCACGTTGTAACCACGAGCACGAACTTTGTGGTAAAAGTCACTCTCAGTGAAGAGATTTGCGATGTGTTTGGTCTTGGCAGCCGTGATCAGAACCCTCTCCATGTGATCATTGTTGTCCAACGTGTTGAGAAGATTCTCACAGTCACGTTCTGCAATGTCACCACCGATAGCCATGGGGAGTTGGTTGACAACCACCTTGGGAGAGATGATTGCACCATACTCAATCAGTTCACTGGCTTGAACCTGTGCGAGGACATTACCGTACACATCAACGTCATTCATCCCAGGCTTGGAGATGGTAACAGAGTGTTTGGGAGTTGCAGTGAAGAAGAAACAACGACCACCAGTTTGAGAGTAATACTCAGTCGCGGGGAAGAAGTTACGTTTCACACTGTTGTGAGCCTCATCGAAATAGATGGTATCGACACGAATACCACTGTCAACAACACGTTGCAGAGAGTTGTAGGTGGTGAAGATGATACGACGGCTCATCGGAACCTGATAGAACCACTGACGGATCTTTTCAGGTTTGGTAGAAGAGAAGTGATGAGTTTCACCACTGTGGACATGCATCACACGGCAGTTGGTGATAAACTCAAGGAACTCACTGGAGAGTTGTTCTGCAAGAAGAATACGGGGTGCAACAACAACAATAGTGTAGTTTGCGGGGAAGTTATCAAGTTCCCGCATTGCGTCTGTGATCATGCACAGAGTTTTACCACCACCAGTAGGGACAATCAACTGACCCTTGTGATGCATCCGCATTGCGGTGACGATGCGATCTTGGTAAGGGCGGAGTTGCATTGGAACCTCATCGATGTGGCCATAATACGACAAAAGGGCCCCCGTGGCGAGGGCCCTGTGAAGGTCATCCGATTGTCACACTTGGACTTCGGTGCAGACTTGTTGGAAGATCTTGTCTAGAATCTCATGTCGGAAAGACACATTCTCCTTAGACAATCCATCGCAACAAGTTCTAAAGGTTTTCTCTTCACCGTTCTCCGTAACAGTGATGCACTTCTTGTCAGTGTAGCAATCCTGGTGAAGTTTCATGGCCATGACAACCTGATCATAGGAGTCCAAACCATCATAAACCAGACAGAACAGGTTCTGAATAGAAGACTGACGAATCTCCTGAGATGAGATAGTGTCTTGGTCAATCATCTTATCAACCAAATCCATCACCTGAATGAAGGTTTGTTTGATATGAGCAGCGTCTTCCTCTTCAAGGAAGTCACTTCGATAGAGTTTGTTCTTACTCGTTTGAGTAACAGAACGGAACACATCCTCCTGTTTCTCATCATCCCAACCCATGGCATTCAGGACCAGATCAAGACAATCAGCAACCCACTCATCACCTTTCAGTCGGTGATTGAAGTCCTTGAAGATACGGGAGAGAAGAGGAGCAATCTCATAACGGATCTCACGAACATACTCCGACCAGTCGGTGCAGTAAGCGTTGCGCAGCTCTTGTGCATTAGGGGCAACACCACTGTTCACGTTACCGAACACATCAGACATACCCAAATAACCAATCTGGGTATAACGGCTGACAATGCAGGAACGTTCTTCGATTGCTCGTTGAACTCGGACAGGAAGATCGTTGAAAGTAGTATTACGACCCTTCACCGTAAAGGAAGAGATCAGACCTTCATCACGATCTTCAACGTACTGATAAGTACCAGGAGGAATGCTGTACTCATTACCCAACAGAGAGAGAAGGAAACTCAATCGGTTGTTTCCATCAAGAATAATGAACTCCTTTCCTTTCTTATTCAGTTCTCGGAAAAGACCATAGGCCTTGGGATCACTCTCAGGACGACGTTGAATCTTACTGTAACACTTACTGATGTCTACAACAACATAAGATCCTTCTACTCGATCCATCAAAATGGATTGAAAGAAAGCTTTGCGGTTTTTATTATCCCACGCAATAGGACGTTGGAACTCTTCAGGTGCAATGAAGTTCCTGAAGTCTTGTACCAGATGTTTCAGAACCACCACTTGAGGGGCGTTCTTGAGAGGAAACAAAAATGACATGTCAAAAAATAAAGTAAGGGTTTTTGTTCACCTCCCCAGTATATTTGGGGAAGATTCCGTGTCGATCGCGTTTGATCGATGAAAGTAATATACCCCAGTCAGGGGTCAGTGGCAAGGTCCGATAGATAAAGATCCGTTATGGATTCCTCCATCTGGTGAGCCTCTACCTCCCACGGGAGGTTTTTGTATTCTGTGTCGGGGTCAATCAGTTTCCCAAACCAATAATCTTTCTCATATTTGGTTTTGAATTGACCCAACACACGTTGTTTGACATGAATCAACTCATGGAACAATGTGGACAAGTAAGCCATATCATCCAGAGTGTTATTCATCTCAATAAGAAACTCCCTGGGGCGGGAGTTCCTATCAAGAACCGTGCAGGCTCCGTAGAGCCCTTCACGGTTCAATCCTCGGTCTTCAATATCAATCTCTAGTTGATACTTGCCAAGGAAGTTTGATACATACCAGTCCACGGCTGAGCGGACAAGGCGTTTGCGGTGACGATAGCCGCTAAACGAGATGGCACAAGACATAACCAATGAAGAAACCAAACACCAGAAATAACAAAGAGAAGTTTCATCAGAACGAAGTCATATTGAAACGATGGTTCTCCAGTTTTTTGATAATCTCTGCATATTCTACACCAAGAAATTCTTCTTGACGATTTTGGTCTCGAATGTTCATGAGTTGTAACGCAGTAATTAGTGCGTCGATCTCTTGAAGAGTGAGGTTCATTTTTTTGCACAGTATATTTGAAGGTTATTTACTTCGCAGTAAATAATTTACCAGAGGTTGTCCTCTTCTTCTTCAACTCTAACAAGATTAACACACTCACCAGGGCCAATGTCGATCATTTTCTCCCAGTTGAAATCTTCGGGATGACTATCATCCAAGATTTCAAGATCCAGGACAACACGATAACGACGTTTTTGCATCAAAGAAACGGAGGTCATGGGTCGAGAACTGAACGACTTAACTAATATATCTAGGAAGGATGTCGTTGTCAAGGGGCTTGTGACAGTCGGGAAACCGTCACACACCATCCTCATCCCATCTCTCACCAAACTGATCCCTTTGGTTCTCGAAAGGATACTCAGTCCATCCATATTTTGGCCATTCAATATCATTGAACTCCTTTGGAAAAGACTTGAATACCTTAGGAACTAACCACTCACTCACACTCATGGCCTCATCGCGGTATTTGGCCTCATCATAAAGATAATCTTTTGGTTCTAATAAAAAGATCCTAATACGTTCATCAAAGTTGGCACAATAGAAGGCACCAATATAACTCTCAGTCCGTACAAAGTATTTGTAATACTTCCAATAATCTTTCTGTTGAATACCAGCCCGTGTATAGATTGAATGTTGTTCAAGTGGCAAACTGAAGACATCAATTAAGTCCTCAGTGTTACCCCACATGATGTGATCTTTGGGGTGAAATGGAAACTCTGGAAAACTGCCACCAACAAAGATACGGTTTCTTGGTTTAGTCTCATTATCTTGAAATGTAATCACCCTCTCCTTATTTTTAAAGAAGTGTTCATACATTCTCGTCATGGCTGAGTGAGAATACTTTTGATCAGATCTAACCTTGACAGAGAACTTTGTATCAACAGACTGAAGACCAGTAAGTGAAGAAATGATTTGCAGATTGCGATTGCCAGAACCAGCAATATCAGGAAACTTACTTCTTACAAACTTAATCCTGGGGTTGTTGACCTCTTCTTTATCATACTCCCAACAAGATATAATCACTTGATTGACAAATGGGAGTTCAAGATAATAATTTGCAACTACATCTGTGTAGTCTGTATATTGACCCTGAAGAACAATGTCAATCAGTTCCTTCTTCACAGACTTGGCATACTCCACAAGATCTTCAACAATTTCTGAATGATCACCACTGATGTGAATACAACCAGCAGCACGTAACAACGCCTGATACGTTAGATCATTATTGTCAGATCTCTCAGCAGTTCTCATGTAAAAAGAGAAGGCAGCTGCCAGTTGTCCCTTCTCTTCATACCAAAGACCTAGATCAAAATTGATCTGGGGATCTTCTGGATTTTCAATATATTTTTCTAACATATCAGTTATCAATGTAGATCATCAGTTGAGCCCCATGTGTATTTGTATGAGAGTAACTTGTCATAAACTCATCATCAAATACTTTGTCCGTTAGTTCATTGTCATATCTATCAAATACTTTGTAGTTTTGACCTTGTAGATATAAATCTCTGAACTTTAGGAAGTTATCTAATGCAGTTGGAACACCCCATAGATGCCATTCACCTGCAATATGTTTGACTTTATTTGTTATGTATTCATAGTTTTCTGGAGTGAAGACTGAATACTCACCACCTTCACAATCAATTTTCATAAAGTCGATGTGATCTATGTCCTTGATCAATTCAACAAATGTGATGGTTTCAAACTCATTGGTGGTGTTGTGATACACATGAATTTCATCATTTAATTGTTGAGTTCCATTTGTATCTGATATACCCTTGTTGATGATTGTAACTGGATAACCACTTAAGTTTTTAGTGAGTGATTGAACCATGGTATCTGATGGTTCTACACAATAAACGTGTTCTGGATTTTTATCCACAATAGATCTAGTGAAGGCTCCAACATTTGCACCAATGTCAAATACAATATCGCCTTCCTTAACTTGTTTAAACTTCTCATAGATGCGGTTCACAAGTATCTCCTCACATATCATCTCAGATACATAAGGTTCATTCTTTCCCCAGTCTAAAAGAAACTTGAGAAAACTCTTTTGATTTAGACGCAGTAAATATGAGGCATTGTCCTGAAAACCAAAACTAATTAAGACATCATCACCATGTACAGCCATGCCAGTGATGAACTCAATCTTTGCACTCATAAGATTGAATGTCGGAGTATAACTTACAAAGTTCCAGTCTCTGTCATACACAATAAAACGATGTGTGTATATACCATCCTTCCTTCCCTGTTCATCGGGACAAAACTCTACCTCATGAGTTGCACAGATATAATAATCTCCGATTGAAATAACATGAGAACCACCTCTCAATTCTCTGGGCAGATCTAGTTTTTCTTTTCCTTCATGAACAATGACCCCATCACTATTGACAACCTGTACTGGATTAGCCCATCTCAAGAAATGAAATGGTTTGTCTAAAATGGGCATCCAATTCTTTTCACAATACTGATCATTAGGACTGGGTATTCTATGTCTAGAAATTTCCAGTGTTCCTACAACTTGTGAAAGTTCCATTCTACCTTCACCATTATCTGTTGTGTCTCTACGAACACCACACAAATAAAGTTTTTTATTCCATCTCACCACTCTAGCATCTTCCAGTCCATGAAATAACCACTTGGGATCAATATCACATCTAGAAGTATCAACTTTATTGATGGACTTTATCTCATAGTTCTCATTGAGTTCTGTGAGATAGTTCTTTGTACCCAAAATCTTTGTAGTCTCTGGCTGCATGTGACAGAGATGTCCATATCGGTTCGGAAACTTTCTTTTCTCAGCATGATACAGAAAGTAATTAACTGAACGAAGATTGACCAGAACTTTATTTCCATCCACAAATACAGATGGATTCATCAAGCCTGTGTCACCAGTCTCATGATTTTCTACAAAAAGAGGGTGGACACTACCACCCTCCCTCAAAACATATTGACAAAAAGAAATCATCTTTCAGTTTGAATAAAGAATACTTGTGTCAATCTTCCAGTATCTAAACTACCACCAAAGTGACTTGTTGATGCATGGAACTGATTTGCACGGAACAAAATCAAACGATTGTACTTATTTGCGATTCTATCAACTTCTTCCCACTTTGAATAGTCACTTCCATCGGGATCAAGTGCGTTACCAACTTCATCACTATCAAACACACCAGTGTCTTTATGTTTATAGAATGAAGTTCCACTATTCAATGGAGCATCTGGGGAGAGATAAAGAACTCCTGCCCAGTTGTTAAAGTCATCTTGATGGATCCATGTTTTTTGATTAGATTGACAAACTTGAAAAGATCCAGTATACCCTTCTCCGTCTTTATCCAACCAATTTGTAACGTTACCTGCAACGGGCCAAAGAATATCTTGAATTGCAGTCTTAGTGTCGTCGTTAATTTGATTTGATGTTCTTACACCAGGATAGTTTCCCTCAACGTTAAAAGGCAAACTAAGAGCATAGTCTCTTACTTTGTCTGGAACGTAGTAGAAATCATCTAAAACAATAATACTTCCTTTCATTGCCAATGAGGGCCCTCAAACCAACAAACTACACTATTTCTTTTACCTTTTGTCACTGGATTAACCCAGTGTGGGGTGAATGATGGGAACCAGATTACAGTTCCTTGTTCAAAATAATTTTGTGGTTTTTCATCTTGAACTTCCATCATCAATTCACCACCATCATATTTAGATCTATCTGTCAACTGTAGAACAACAGACAGTTTTCGGTGTTTTGGTTCATCCATCCAAAACACATCATGATGTTTTTTATACTCTCCTTGATCACTTTCATCATATTCAGTCAACTGCATAAAACGAAGAGTATCAATATGATAACCAAAGAACTCTTCATTTACTTTCAGTGTCATCTTCCACATTTTGTCAAAGACATCACCATAGATGTTCTCATACATCCATTTGACTTTACTTCTTCTATAACTTCGATCTTGATTTTCTCCATTCAGACCTTGATTTGCTACAATTTCAGGCAAATCAACTCCTCTTTCAATAATATTTTTACATTCATCAGAAGAGAAAGCACCTCTCCAGATGGCCCATTCTGCTTTCATAATTAATCAAACATTACGATATTAATCATATCACAATCAACGGCGGCACCATTAGTGCTGCCAATATAAATTCTACACTTTGCAGCTGTTCTGGCAGTTGATTGATCAACTAGATAAATGGCACCGTTGGTAGTGTTACTTGTTCCCCCAGAAGAACCTGTAATTACATAATTACTGCCATCTAAGTCATTTGTATAGTTAACAAAATAATTTCCAGTAGAATTGTCCGTGATTGAATCTACATTATAATCATCACGAATTACAACAGTACCAACTCCATTAAAGTTCACCCAAGCCTTAGCACGACCACTGTGAATTTCAGCAGGGGTGCTTGAATTGGCGGAGGAAGTGTCTTGAATTTTATTGACTTTGATTGTGCTCATGGTTTCGTTGGCCAGGTTACGTTTTTAACAAAAGGACCATCAATCTTTGGTGTTGCGGTTGATGGAAGATCTCTTAAAGCTTGACGGTAGGTTGCCCATTCCGTCTTTTTTTCATCAGAAAGAGGACTGTCGGCACTTTGAGTCCAATCACACTCTTGTAATAAAAGATCTCTATGAGTTCTCAATCTTTTATGAGCTTCCCCATCAAAAAGTTCTTGAGCTTTGGCAAGAACCTGTTCTTTTGTGGGTAATGTTGTAGTTATAAGATTAGTATTCCATTCAATATTTTCATAAGAAGTAGTTCCTCTTACAACAAGACTGCCAGGGATATTACCAGTTAAAGAATATGCAGCTTGTACAATAAAATCTTCAATTTTGGGAATTGGATTTAACATAATTCTTATTTACCTCTAAAGTGTCCCAGATAATAAACTTCATAAGTGTTGGATGCAGAAGTGTTAAATGCGCTTGAAATATACAGGTTTAATTGTTGAGTTCCAGCCGGATCCCAAGGAACAATCGCTGTTTGGCCCTGCACCGTATAATACGCGGCGTAATACGATTGGGAAACATATCCACCATAATCGGCATAATCTTTTCCATCCTGATGATAGTATCCAGCAAGATATCCATGATAAGCTCCACTCTGATTATGAACATGAAGTTGCAAAATCATAATAGCAGATACTTCAGGATCTGTTAGATCATGATTAGCGATGTTATTAGGGTATCCAATAGTTACCGTGGTACTGTTGGCGGTGGAGTGATATGTTAGTCCACTTACGATCTGAAAACTGGCTTTTGTATCTACGCCTATGTATTCTATTCCATTATACGGATTTCCACCGATATCTTGAATTGAATCGACTCTTAAACTACTCATGATTTTTTAAGCAAAAACAGCAAGCGCACAATGTATGGCATCATATGCGGTATATGTAGCACCACCAGTGCCATCAGTACCAGTAACAATTCTCACATCAGTTGTGTTGTAATTATAAACTGATGTTGCGTTTGAATAAACACTCAAACTATTTTGAGAAGATGCAACAGCAGAATAATTTACATTAGGCATTGCATTAGTGAAGTTAACTTGATAGAGTCCAGTACCTACATCAGTAATACTATCTACATTGAAATCTCCATCAAGACTTACTGTTCCAGTACCAGTAAAATGGCACCATGCACGACATAAGGTTGCATTTTCAGTTCCACCAGAGTTTTTAAATGTAACTACGTCATGGAACCCAGAACCAGTACTTTGTATATTACCTACATTTAAAGTACTCACAATGGATTATCTCCTAGAAGATCAGTATCCCAAACCTGTTTGAG